GCTGATTTGCAGCAAGCAACTGCAATTCGATTTGCTCCAGAGCAAATTGTTCATATCCGAATAGGCGATGATAGAAAAACTTTCTATCCATACGGTGTGTCTTTGATTGAATCTGCTCGTGGGCCAGCACACCAATTAAGACTCATGGAAGACGCTATGGTTGTGTATCGATTAACACGAGCACCTGAGCGTCGTGTTTTTTATATCGATGTTCAACAAATGCCTCCCTATAAAGCAGAGGCTTTTATTGAAAGAATGAAAGATCAATTCCGTAAAAAGAAAATACCATCAGCAGGCAAGGCCCCCGGTGCGTCTTCCGTAGAAGAAAGATGGCAAGCACCAGCCGCTGATGAAGATTTCTGGATTCCAATTCGACCTAATGCCAACACTCGTGTTGAAACTCTTCCCGGTGCTCAAAATCTAGGTGAAGTAGATGATACATTGTATTTCCGAAATAAGCTTTTTACTGCTTTAAATTTCCCTAGAAATTACTTCAATAACGAAGATGTGGCCAGCACAAGAATTGCTTTGTCTGCTCAAGATGTAAAGTTTGCCAGAATGATTGAAAGATTGCAAAGCCACATTGAAGATGCTTTTTGGGAAATATGCGATAGGCATTTACGACTCCTTGGATATCCCGAAGAAGCATACGAAGATTTAGTAATCAAAATGACTCCTCCAAGTGATTGGAGAGAACTCACTCGGGCAGAAGTTGTAACAAATCGCTTGAATAATGCCTCCAATCTTAAAGGCTCTCAGCTAATGAGTGACTATGATATTTTGGTAGATTGGCTAAAATGCAGCGAAGAAGAAGCAAAGAAAAAATTAGCAAGATTGAAGATGCAGAAGCTTGAAGATCTCAAGTTGCAAATTATAGCTCAAAATCCAGCATTGATTGGTGTAGGATTGCCCGGACCAAATGAAACAGAAGTGGGAACTGAGCCCGGAGGTCCAAGCCCCATGCTTGCACCGGGAACAGCACCAGAAGGAGATCCGAATGTAGCTCCTGTAAGTCCTGATATGGGTGCTCAAGGAATGCCTTTAGGAGCAACTGGTATGCGAAAATACATGGATGTTGAAGGAGAACAAGATGGACAAAATCAAGATGTGCCCATGTCTGGCAGTGGAAATATGTTGCCAGAGCCATCTGAAGAGGATATAAAGAGATTTAATCTTGATATTCAAGACTACGAAAAAGAAATGGACGAAGAAGAAATTGACCGTTCCGAGGAATCATGACAAATTCACTAATATCAAACTTGCCCAAAAGTGCGATGAGAAATCGCAATAGTATCGAAAATTCTAAAGTCTGTGGATGCTACCATTGTAAATTCATTTTCCAATCTACAAGAATTGAAGATTGGACAGATCAAGACGCAACAGCCATCTGTCCAAATTGCGGCGTAGATTCAGTCATTTCTGATTCTCAATACGTCATTACATTAGAACTTTTAGAAGAAGCACAAAAACATTGGTTTTAATCTACAAAAATAAATTAAAGTTATTTGAAGAATTTGCCCAAAGATGAATTAAATCTGGGTTTTTTATTAATTTGGCTTTGCCATGCTTGGCACAATAATACCAAGCTCTCACCCCAGTGTCAAAATACTTTTTGGTAAAATCTACAACATTTTGCATATGAAAATTTATCTCAGTCTTGTAAATTTTTGTAAATTCTGGATCTTGTTTAAAGCCTTCATTTGAACAAACTTCAAAGTCTAAAAAATTGGTTTCTCCAATTTTCCAAACCGATGGGGTGAGATGTATGTGTCCTGTAAAATAAATACATGAACCTGCCATCCAAAAATCTTGTTGCATGGAATCCATCAAATTCAAATACCATCGAGATCCTTTTATTACACAATCTGGCTCAACATGAACTAAATATTTGTACTTATTTGAATTTGCAAAATGCATAGCAAGATTTAAACATTTTCCATGCGACATTTTATGTGGAGTCTGTATTATATGTAAATTTTCAAATCTTTTTAAATGCCGTCTTTCAATTTCGCATTGCGTAATTCCATTTTTTACAGGCTGTCCTAATGAATTGCTACATGACGAAAAACTCTTGGTTCGTTGCTCTGAATCGCTTATTGATGGATTGTTATCCATAACAAGAATATCTGCATCTTGAGTATATTTCAATAAAGATCTAATACAGCTTTGTGTCCAGCCATTTGAAAAGTAAGAGACTAAAACTAATAAAGTTTCTGAACGGAACTTAAACATTACTCTTGTTCGCCCATATTGTTATATCCACTATCAGCAGATGATGGCACAATTTCGTCGAAGTTTGGTGAATGCTTAGGCTTTAGAGACAATTTAGGAACGCTATTTCGATCTAATTTTTTGATTAAATTAGATATCTCTGCATCACCTCGACGAGACATAGTTTGAAAAAAATCCATAGTTTCTTCTGGATATTTTCTCATAATTATTTTGAATAACTCTACTTCTGTCCTGTCCTGATCTTCTGCAAAATCACTGTCATTATCCTTGTTAAAATTGTATTTTTCTACAGGATTGTCATTGTCAGCCAACCCCTCTTTGTAGTGTTTCTTCTTGAGCCAATCTTTAAACATCGACATTTAATGCCTCTTTCTTAACAAAAAATACTAAGCTCTGCATAACTAGACTTATAGTAGGCAGCAAGTATCTATCACACTCGACCCAAATTCGAGCAATTTTGGGTAAATACAAGCAAAAGCTGTAGTGCTTTGGGTGCCAAACAAAATAGAAGTCGAGGAGTTAAAAACATGAGAAGAAAACTCATCAAACAGGATGCCTTCGATAGAATCATCAGCGAATCCGTTACTACGGCTGAGCGAGAGTTGGTTGAAGTTGAACCGATTTTAGCACGGGCAATGGGTAAGGATTTCCTTAGCCTTAAGTCTTTCACTGAGTCCACATGCCTTTATGAGACTCACCAAGGAACTTATGTCCATGCTGGTTATGAATTCAAGAACGGTCAGATCACCTTCAACAATGTCGAAGAATTAGTAATTGACGAATCATCTCAAATAGAAAAGCGTAAAGCTATTCTTTCTGACATGATTGATGCCGTTCTAGTAGATGACGCTGCAAAAGCTAACGGTTTATTCGAAGGCTATTTGGGCATGGTTCGCTGGAACGAATCTAAAGAAAACAAAAAAGAACTGCCTGCTTTCTTAAAGAAAAAGGGCAAAAAGGATGAAGACGGCGAAGATGAAGAAAAAGATCTTCCTCCTTTCATGAAGAAAAAAGACAAGAAAGAAGACAAGCTACCTGCCTTCCTTAAAAAAGGTAAGGACAAAAAGGATAGCAAGAAGCACGACGAAGAAAAGAAAAATCATTTGTTCAAGAAGGCTAAGAAGGCTGGCAAAGACATTGCTGAAGCTTATATGACTTCACAAAATGTTCTCGACTATGTTGAGTTCATGAAGATCGGTCCAACTTTGGCAGAAGCTGCAACAAAGGTTGATGAACAAGGAAATCTTACCGACATTCGCATTCCATCCCGTGCTCTTCGCAATGAAGCCAAACTCCAACGTTTCGATTGGAAGGTTCTCAATGCTAAAGCCATGGATTGCCGCAAGAAGATCCCATACTTCTGCGAAAGTCAAGACTTCTGCAAAGCTATTGTGCAATTGAAGCGTCAAAACGCTTTCAGTGACGCTCAAGGTCTTGAAGAAGCTTTGGATCACATCGTTAAGAATTTCCCAGAGATTCTTTATGCAACTCAATCTGAAGTAGCTCAGATTGTTGCTGAGGCTCTCAACATAGCTAACATCACCAATTTTGATGATGAAACCTGTGAGTTCATGGCTGAAGGAATTCTTCGCAAAGCACACAGTGCTTACACCGAAAGAGTTGCTCAACTTCTCCACTTGGCTTCCGCACCAAAAATGCAAGAAGGCACCGATGCTTATGCTCACTTCCAAAGTGTAGTTGAAGGTTTCTTCCCAGCTTTGGATGAGAAGTTTGGTCTGGAACGCAAAGTTTTTGCAGATCTCTATGAATCCATCGACGCTGTTTACGCAAAGGCTAATCGCCGAGGCGACAACGCTACTAAGAATGAAGCTGCATCCTATCTAAACGATTTGGCCGCTGTTCTTAATGAGCAAGTTAAGCCTGAATTAGCTCTCGCAGAAGATGCCGCTGAATTCCTAGCAAACATTATTGAAACCAATTTGGAATCTGGTGTTTGGGTTGTAAGCAACACACCTCACATGACCGTTAATGGCGACCACCCTGATATGGCTAAGAAAGCTGCTCACGGCTACTCTCCTTCCAAGGACTTTAGCGGTAATTACGGCGATCCACTTCCTGCTATCGGTAGCGATGACATGAAGTATAAGGGCGGAAAACATGCTAAGGACATGCGTCACAAAGGCTGGGGACAAGAAGGCGGAAACGAAGTCTTCCCAAGCTTAACAAATCCATACATTCCTAAGCCTTTTGGTGATTACACAATGAAGGGCGAAATGGGAGTAGATAAGAGCAACAGTGGACTGTCACTCGATTCTTCAAGCGATACTTGGCCAAACTTAAAGAACCCATACCTTCCTAAAGAAGCGGGTGCTACAGGTGGCAAAGGTCACAAAATGAAGAATGGTAAGGACACCGATTTGGTAGTAGACCGCTAATTTTTAATTAAGGAGCAAAAACACATGGATCAGATGTTACTCATCGACTGCTGTGGTGGCTCCGGTTTCGAACTACAACTTAGTGAGTCAAATGTCTCATCAAGAGGCGGACTCACTAAGTTTCGTGGTAAATTCCAAGAAGCCGAAGCAATAAACAAAAACAAGCGAATGTATCCGTATGATGTCCTTAACGAAAATATCGGTCGTCTTCAGGAAGCGATCAGTGATCGCAGACTGGTTGGCGAATTGGACCACCCATCGGATTCAATTATCCACTTCGCTAATACCTCTCACGTAGTTACTAAATTATGGTGGGATGGTAATGTCCTCATGGGCGAGGGCGAAATCCTAAATACACCATCTGGAATGATTCTTAAGAGTCTTATAGATGGTGGTGTGAAAGTTGGAATTAGTTCAAGAGGAGTAGGAAACGGAAAGGTGAACGAAGATGGCATCCTTGTCATTGGTGAAAGCTATAAGCTCATTACCTTCGACGCTGTTGCCGATCCTAGCACTTTTGCTGCGTTCCAAGAAAAAGTCGTCTCTAAAGATGAAAGCTTCAATGTTCAAGCGACTAAACAATATGTTCATAATAAACAACAGAATTCTAATAAATCTGCTGCTAAAAATGAAAGCGTTGGCATAGATAACGTGAACAAAGAATTATTGATCGCTTTTCTAGGCGGCTTTGTGAAATCTCAAACAGAGAAATTTAAGTCGAGGTTAGGCTAATGGACAAAATCATAGAAGCATTGAAGAAAGTACTTCCTGCTGAGCACGTAAATGAGGTTGCCAAGGCTGTCGAAGAGATGATGGCTGAAAACGTCTCTGCTCTTGAAGCTGAATACCAGAACAAACTGGAAGAGGCTTACGAGCAAATCGCTGAAGAGCGTAAGACGGATGAAGCTGTTGCTGAAACAGGCTACCAACAAGCTTACGAAATCATTCAATCGTTGATGACTCGATTGGATGAACAGCGTGAAGAATTTGAAAACGCCCTCGAAGAGGGCTTTGAAGAAGCTTATAACGAGCTTCAAAAAGAAAAAGGTCGCAATCAAAATCTCGAAGTCGAGATTTATGAAGAAGCAACCTCTAAACTCCAAGAGATGAAAAGTCTCATGGTCGATAAATTAGATCAATTCTTGGCTCTGCAAGAGTCAGATATGTACGAGTCTGCTAAGCGTGATGTGTTGAGCGATCCACGTATTCTAGAACAACGTGTTGCTATCGAAAAGATGGCTGAACTGTTGAGCGATTATATGGGTGGCGATTCCGTCAATGGAGTGTCTTCTTCCAAGATTGAAGAAATGTCGAAACAAATTGAAGCCTTAAGAGGCCAAATGAGAATCATTGAAGCTAAGAACGTCCGACTTGCTACTCAGAACAACAAACTGAGCGAACAAGTACGTGAAGCCCATGATGTCATCACTGAAGCTACTAAGGTCGAAAGAACGAATAGAGCAAGCAAGAGAGAGAATGCAAGTGGGCGTGGACAAAGAGTTGTGAACGAGCAAATCATCAGTGAATATGCCGCTCCAACTAACAACAAATCAGCACAAGAGACTGACCTCCGTGAAGGTCATGACCCTCTAGCTGATCTTCTGGTTCTCTCTGGATTAGAACAATCCTAAGAACTTAATCGAACTCATTTTTAAAGGAAAAGAGGACATAAATGAACGCACGTTTCCTCAACGAAGCTCGTGAGATCGAGACCAGATGGTCTAAGCCACTTCGTAACGGCAAGTCAATGCTTGATGGCATTACTGATCGCTACGAAAGAGCAACTGCCGCTGTTCTCCTCGAAAATCAACGTCTCTTGAATGAGACCATGACCGATACTGGCGATATTTCTCAATTCAAGAGAATCGCTATTCCATTGGTCCGTCGTATTTACCCACAATTGATCGCTAACAAGATCGTATCTGTTCAGCCTTTGTTGGGTCCAACCGGTTTGGTTTACTACCTCCGCTTCCGCTACTCTTCAAACAAGGGTGCTATGCGTGGTGCAGACCTAAACAGCGGATTCCCAAGTGATGACCGTACATCGCTCCAACAATTGGCAAGCGGTGATGGTAACTTGGACATCTATTACACACACCAATTCGTTCAAAACGAGACCAGCAGCACCGACGCAGGTGGAGACACCACTTCGGTTTTTGCTCCTCTTGAGCACACCCCAGTTTTGGCTGGCACTATGACCGGTACTGTCTATGACGGTGCTGTCGCTGTCCAAACCTTCGTTGTTGCTGAAAACGGCACTTTCACCTTCACCGATATCGGAACCCCAACCAATAAGGCTACTGGCGGTACCCTCGATCTCGTAACAGGCGAAATGACCCTCACTTGGAATAACGATCCGGGTGCTAACAATGTTGTTTGCTCATATGAGTACAACATGGAATGCAACCAAGATTTGCCAGAAGTAAATCTCGTTATCGAATCAGAAGAAATCGCAGCTAAGACTCGTAAGCTCAAAGCAGCTTGGTCATATGAAGCTCAACAAGATCTTCGTAGCCAGCACAGCCTCGATGCTGAAGCTGAACTTACCGCAGTTCTTGCACAAGAAATCAACTTGGAAATCGACCGTGAAGTTCTCAGTGACTTGAGAAACAACGCAGGTACCGTTGCTGTGTGGGATTTCAACACCGCTCTGGGCGATACCATCAAGGAAAAATATGAAAGCCTTTATGTTAAGGTTGTCGAAGTTTCCAACGTTGTTCACCGTAAGACCCTCCGTGGTGGTTGCAACTGGCTTGTTACCTCTCCTGAAGTTGCCTCCGTGTTCGAAACAGCGACCGCTGGTTTCGCTCCCGCTCCTTCCGAAGGTTTCACCGCTAGCCTCGGCATCCAGTACGTCGGAACCATCAACAACAGATGGAGATTGTACAAAGATCCATTGTTCCCACAAGGTCAAATCCTCATGGGTTACAAGGGCGATTCCTACATGGATAGCGGCTATTTCTACATGCCTTATGTTCCACTTACTCAAACTCCAGTTGTTCTCGATCCAGAGAGCTTCTGTCCACGTAAGGGTATTTTGACCCGATACGGCAAGAAATTGCTCCGTGAAGGTGCTAAGTTCTACGCAAGAATGTCGATTGCTAATTTCATCGTGTAACGGAAATCCTTGCCAAGCAAGAAGTTACGATCATACAAAAAAAAGAAACCCGACCAGAAATGGTCGGGTTTCTTTTTTGCTAATAAATATATTTCTGCTCTTGCAATGGGTTTATTACTTCTGTATCATAAATATACAGGAGACATTAACTATGATGCAAATTACAATTGTGGACATTGCAAATCCAAAAAATTATGATAATAAAGATTGGCCAGAAGGATTAATTTTCTTTTCGGACGAATGGAATTTTAGAAAAAGTCAATGCCAAAATTTTATCAACTCACACAACAAAGTTCATGATCGAAAAATACATGGAAGAAAATGTGTCGTTAAAGAAATACTACCTGAGATTGGAAAACAATTTATTGCTACACATCATATTCAAGGTTCTAACCATTTAGGCGTAGTTTTCTTTGGGCTTTTTTATTCAGATGAACTAATTGGAGTCATGTCTCTTGGTAGACACAGCAGACAAATTTCGAATAACAGAATTGTTCTAGATAGATTCTGCATAGCTAATGGAGTTCATGTTCAAGGTGGAGCAACAAAGTTATTCTCCAGATGTATTGAATGGGCAAAATCCAGAAAGTACGATGAAATAATAAGTTTCAGTGACAATCGTATAACGGATGGTCAAGTTTATAAAATCATGGGATTTTTCTTAGAAAAGAACCACAAATCAGACTATTGCTATGTTGATTCTAATAACCCACACCATAGATTAAGCAAGCAAAGCCAAAAAAAATCTTCTTCTAAGTGCCCCGAAGGAATGACAGAATTTGACTGGGCAAATGTGCGTGGTTTAAAAAAGTTATGGGATAAAGGCAAAAAAAGATGGGTCTATCATCTAAATCAAAATGCTAAGACTTGGATACAGAAATTGTCAGCAAATTGTGCTGAACAAAATAGACTAGGAGTGTTTAAACACTCTCATATTAGGGGCTATTTTACATCTGAAAAATGCCAAAGTGAAATTTATTATAGCTCTTCTTATGAATTAAGATGTCTATACCTTTTAGAAAATGATTTGAATGTTGCTTCTTTTAGGCGAGCCGAAACATTTATTGATAGCAACAACAAAAGTAGAAATCCAGACATTTATGTTGTTTATACAGATGGAACTGTCGAGATATTAGAAGTTAAGCCAGATAAAAGATTTCAAAAAGAGGCAGACGTTAAAAAGCAAATCGACGAAACTGCAAAATTTGCTGCTTCTAAAGGAATAAAGTTTTCTGTATGGTCTGAGAGAAATTCTGGATTAAAAAATGACCATGCTATTATTCAATGGGCAAAAAAATTTATTGCAGAAACTACTGGTAATATTTATTGGCTTGAAAAACAAAAACAAAACAACAAAAAGAAAGCTAAGAAGCATTATGACAATGTAGTTGCTAAAAACACTGTCACAGTATGGTGTGATTTCTGTAAACAGAACCATCAACCACTCCGTTTGACATATGACAAAAATATAGACAGAAATGGACGATATATCTGCGAGCGTGAAGGAGGACACATATCAGGCTCCAAGCCTAAACTACATTTAATTAAAGAAAACCCTTACGCTAACGAAAACAAGAAACAATGTTCCGCCTGCAAAGAAATCAAATCATTCGATGAATTCGGCACTGATAAGTCTCGGCGAGACGGTTATGCCACGAGATGCAAGGTGTGTCGGGCAAAGGGTTCAAATCAACGATATCATCAATCTTGATGCTTCAACACCTTCTAATTTTAATTATTCAACATCAAACAATAGCTTTTTGAGGTTGAAATTTTATAACTTTTAAGTAATTTTATTGTTTTGTAAGTTTGTTTTTGCTATAAATTACTAGAACGGTATCTGACTTCATCTGTATTAAGAAAAAATGAAATGATATTTCCTCCATCAATCGCAAATGTTCTTGACAAACTCGGCATTCTTGTGGGACGCTCACATGAAAGAGGCAAATTTTACAAATTTATGGAACAAAGAAAACTGTTTGATCGCACACCTCCTTTTAATGCACGTATCCCGTTTCACTATGCATTTGAACAGGGTTATGCAAAATTATTCGCAAATTTAAAATCATATTACATCTGGAGTTCAGATTTCGTTTATGATTTAGAAAATGATGAAAATAGGTTTTTGGTTTCCACTCAAGACATTCGTGGTTCTTATTTTAGTCAAAAACAACTCTGTAGTCCAGATGTAATGTCAAGACCTTTTACACAATCAGAGATCAAAAAACTATTAGCACCATATAAGAATGACGATGGAACACCGACCGAAGAGGCTCTAGAAAAAAAATGGGCTTTAGAAGCTGGCTATACCAAAATTTTTGCATGGGAAGACGAAAAGATAAAAGCTATTTTTGAAGAGTATCAATCTTTCAAAAACGACAACTGCTCCACAGCGAGCCAGTAAGCTTAGGGGGCAAACAAATCATCTACAAAAAAGCAAAACTTCAAGAAAGTAACATGAACTTTATAGTTGTACAAGTAGATCAGAATTACGATTACGTGGAAGACGTAAGATACATTGCCAGCTTTCCCACAGAAGAAGCCGCCAATGCTTTTAAACAAGAAAAAGAAGAAGAGCAGAATACCAAATGGAGAGCGAGACTTGATTACATTGAGCAATGGGTAAATGCGATTCAGTTGCCTGAAAACATTGATTACAATTCATGGTGTGAATATCTTGAGGAATATCACCCATTTTCTGCAAAGCCCTCGAAAGTATCTCCAAAAGATTTTCATAAAGAATTAAAGGGGTATCTTCGAACTTATCATTCTGTTACACTTGAAGGGTATGATCCGCCAGCAGCGGATTTTAATTGGAATGGATTGCATGTGGTAAAGATAAATGACTGAACAAATACAATTTAGATTCTTGAAGAAGAACGACTCTATTTACATTAGAAAAGAAGATGTGATCAATTATCTTCTTGAAATTGCTGCTACTGAAGAAATCGATGTTCGCAACCGGTTGAATCAAGCGGCCTCAAACATCAACAAATTAGGAGATAAAAATGATCAGTAAAGCAGATTTGAGTGAATTGCAACGGTTAGCAACAAACTTTTACGACAATGACAAGAAGTTTGTTCGTCGAATTATTCATGGAGTAAGTTTGATGGATCGAGATATTATGAAGTTACAAGCAGAAAATGAAGCGTTGAAAAAAGAAATTGCTGATTTGAAGCTTCTTAAAAAGTAAAAAACTTGCAAATTAACAATTTAAGTCTCTAAGCAATAAATACTTTATGCTTAGATTTTCTGATTTTATTCGTTTATCATTTAATGAAATAGTTGAGCCGATCAAAACAACGGCCAAGAGACGCAACATCATAAAAAATGCTGGCACTATGCGTGCTACGCCTGTTATTGAGTATCAATTTCGTACATCTCTTGGCAACTTAGTGAAGCTTCAT